AGTTAGCAGATTACTGCGCTCGTAGTGTAGGGTATCCAATAATGGACGTAGAACTGCAAGACATTAACTTTTGGGCTGCATTTGAGGAATCAACTACAAAGTTTACCACAATGGTAAATATGTACAATGCAAAAGATTATATCCTAACACTACAAGGCACCACTAAAAACACAAACCTAAGTGGCCGTGAAATTCAAACAAATCTAGGCCGTACAATTCAAATGGCAAAATCTTATGGAACAGAAGCTGGAAGTGGTGGTACAGTAGACTGGAAAAGAGGTTATGTAGTTACTAATGGCGTATCACAAAGCTACGACTTAAATGTCTTATGGGCAAATGTTAGCGAATCTGGAAAGCGTATTGAAATTAAGCGTGTATTCCATAACGAGGATCCAGCAATTGTACGATACTTTGATCCAATGAGCGACACTGGTCGAGGATCGCAAGCAATGTTAGAAGGTTTTGGATTTGGTTCGTACTCTCCAGCTGTATCATTCTTAGTTATGCCGTTATATGCAGATTTATTGAGAATGCAAGCTATTGAAATGAACGACCAGATTCGTAAATCATCATTCACTTTTGAAATACAAAACAATAAAGTACAACTGTTTCCAATACCAGAAAAAAATGTTAGAGTGTACTTTGACTATGTACTAATAGACGATAGAAATAATCCATTAGCTACACCAACTGGATCTATTAGCGATTTAAGTAATGTACCATACGATCGTATTCAGTTTATGGATATTAACGATATAGGAGTTCAGTGGATCTATGAATATGCACTAGCTGTAAGTAAGTCAATGTTAGGACTAGTGCGTGGTAAATATGGTACAATACCAATACCAGGAGCAGACACAACACTTAACGGTGCTGACCTAATAGCACAAGCTGATGCAACAAAACTGCAGCTAATTACAGATTTGAAAGAACTACTATTATCAATGGGTCGTGAAATGACAGTAGTTGCAGAAGCAGCTATAGGCACAGCATTACAGCAGCAATTAGCTAAAGTACCAAGCAAAATATACATTAAATAAACATGGCACTATTTGGAACATCACGGGATTTTAGCTTTGTTCGGAAGATTAACAACGAACTAATAGAGGATATTATACAACAAGAAGTTGATTATTTCAAGATGTACTTGCCAGAAACTCAAAACGGAGATACTGCAAACTTGTACGGAGAAGCTTCTGCACAAAAAACATACTACCAACCAGTACGATTAGCATGTCTAGTTGACCGATCAGCTGGCTTTCAGTCATTAGCAGATGATCAATTTGGAATTGATGTTAATGCAAATTATGTATTTAATTTTCTAAGGCCGAAGCTAGAAGAACTTCAATTGGTTCCACAAATCGGAGATATTATTGAAGATAGGGGTAGATATTTTGAAGTAGACAATCTTAACGAAGTTCAGTTTTTCTTAGGCAAAGATAAGGATTATGGTAAGAGTGTTGGTACAGAGTTTGGTAATAATATATCAATTCAAATAACAACACACTTGTCCAGAGTTGCTCGATTGCAAATTGTTAAAGCACGATTATAATGTATACAAAAAAACAGCTACCAGCATCTCAGTACGAACTATCAAAAGGCAAACCAAACAACGCTTTTGATAGAAGTAACGATGTCCGCCGTGATGATGATAAGCATAAAGATTTAACAATAGGATTATACGACTTAGATCAGTGCATAAAATGGTATTTTGATAATGTAATAAAACCAAAAGTTAATGACTTTGGACGTAACTTAGATGTACCAGTAATGTACGGTGCTCCAGAGAAATGGAAAAACATGCAAGCTGATGGTTATTTTAGAGATAATAATGGTAAAATTCAAGCTCCACTAATATCATACAGAAGAACAGCTATTACTAAGAATAGGCTGTTAGGAAACAAAGTAGATGCAAATTATCCGGCAATATACAATACTCAAGAAATAAAATACACTCAAAAAAACAGATACGATCAGTTTAACACACTAACAAATCTTACACCCACTAGAACTTTTATCAATACAATAATTCCAGAGTATGTTGATATTACTTATGAAGTGGTAATTTGGACTGATTTTATTGAGCATATGAATAGCATTGTAGAATCGTTAGTATACTCGGAAGGATCTTACTGGGGAGAACCAGATAAATTTAAGTTTAGAGCTAAGATTGATGATTTTCAAAACACAACAGATTTACAAGTAGAAACAGATCGTATTGTTCGCACTAACTTTACAATAACAATGTTTGGATATCTTGTGCCAGATGTGTTAATTAAAAATCTAAGTAAACACAAATCAAATAAAACAAACTCAGTACAGCAATTAAATACACAGCTAATTGTTGACACAAATTCTTCTACTTTCCAAGATCAATCTTCGTTAGGCTTAGGACCAAACTTACAAGTAACATCACCAGTACCACAAATAAGTGTAATCTCAGGAATAGATCCCGCAGTACTGACTTACCTTAATACCAATATTGCTAGAAAAGCAACAACTGTGACACCATCTAACATAGCAGTATTTACAACTACATCATTCTTATCTGCCCCTGCTGGACTACCGAGTACTAGCTTATTAAGCTTTCAGTTCTTCATTAATGGTCAACACGTTGAACCTGCCGCAGTCACTAGCTTTACAGATAATGGAAATAGTACGTGTACGGTAGTATTTGACACTGTTCCACTAGGTTTCACATTACTAACTACAGATGAAGTAGTAGCAGTAGGTAAATTTGTATAATGGCAGTAGTAGTATAATTATAAAAGCGATAGATACGTTTACAAAAAAATAAGTATATTTATTAGTACAAAAACATAAGTTATGAGCACATCAAAATTTACAGAAGACGAATTGCAAAACATTAGAGCTATACAAGAAGAGTATAGTACAGTTGGAATACAACTAGTACAACTTAAATTAGCTAGAAAATCAAGCGAGGAGTACCTAGCAGCACTACAACAAGAAGAAGATCGAATTGTAGAGCAAATAGAAAGCATAAGCACCAGAGAGAAGGACTTAACAGAATCACTCAACGACAAATATGGAATTGGATCTCTTGATATGAATACTGGAGAATTCACTCCTAACAGCTAAAAAAAATAAAGTTTCGAGTTATAGAAGACATATTTATTTAAGAAACAAATAACAACGAAACAACATGGCAGAAAAAATAGTTAGTCCCGGAGTCTTTACCAACGAAAAGGATTTATCTTTCTTACCAGCAGGAATTGCAGCAATTGGTGCTGCTATTGTAGGTCCAACAAGAAAAGGACCTGCTTTTGTTCCTACCGTAATTGAAAACTTTGACGAATTTATAGCACAATTTGGTGGCTTAAGCGAAACCACATACGTACCTTACGCAGTAAAAAGCTACTTAAATGCAGCTGGTACTGTAACAGTAGTGCGTGTATTGCAAGAGGGTGGATATAATGCAAAATCAGTTCAGATTGTACACACTAATGGAGCTACTGTTAGATTGGTAGGTGTAATCTTACCAACTAAGAACACTGCAAATGGAGCTTCAACTGGAAATGGGTTTGAAGTCTCTACATTCCAAGCTGCAGGAAGTGTTACTGGATCTTTTGGATTTACATTATCAGGATCAGGTGTTAGTGCGCAAGTGTTAACAGCTTCTGCTAATCCAAATAATGTAAGTAACTTTGAGAATGTATTAGGCACTTCTCCACAAGGTGGAAAAAAAGGATATGTGTATGTATGGTTTGACAACTACCTAAAGACTAATACAGGTTTAAGCGGATCCATTACATTTGTATCTTCGTCAACCGCAGCTCTTGTAGATTACTCAAGCTCAAATGCAGGTAATGCATTGTATGCATCAACTCCATACATTACCTCACAGATCATTGGTGGTGCAAAGCTAGACTTATTTAAGATTAATACAATTGCTGATGGTACAGATACAAATACATCTATAAAAGTCAGCATTATAAACACTACATTACCAGGTGGAAATCCAGCAAGTCCATATGGTTCTTTTATATTATTAGTACGTGAGTTTGGTGATACAGATCAACGCCCTGTAGTATTAGAGTCTTTTGCTAACCTAACTCTAGATCCAGATTCTACGAACTATATTGCTCGAAGAATTGGAGACAGATACAAATCAGTAACAAATGATGGTGTTGTAGTTGTTAATGGTGATTACAATAACATATCACAATACATTTACATTGAATGTGATGCCGACGTTACTAATAAAGCTATCACACCTAATGTTAAGCCATTTGGATATGATGCGTATGTTCAACCAATATCATCTTCATTCGCATTCCCAACTGCTTCTTTTATTAAACAGTTCACCCAAATTAATGGAGCTTATAACAAAAAAGCATACTACGGACACGACTTTGCAACTACAGCAGATAATAACAACTTCCTACTACCATTAGCGTATGGGACAGCACAAATGGCTAACAATGATTTCAACTTAGATGAATCATTCGTTCACCCAAGTGCTTCAGCAACAGATGGTAACTCTAATTTTGTAGGAGGATCAAGTATTTCAGGATCAACATTCGCAGGTGTAGATATATCTAACATCTTAAAGTTCAATGTAGGCTTCCAAGGAGGATTTGATGGAGACGATCCAGCGGTAGTAAAAAACGTAGGTGCAAACATCTTACCAACTAACGTTTTTGGATTAAACTGCGCAACTGCAGCATCCAACGGATCTATAGCATATATTAAAGCACTTAATACAATAGCAAACTCTGACGAAATAGATGTTAACTTAATCGTAACACCAGGTATTAACGTAGCAGATCACGCATCTGTAGTTAATAAAGTGATTGAAGTAGCAGAAGACAGAGGAGATGCTTTTGCAATAGTAGATCCAGTAGCCTACGGACTTACACTAGGAGCTGCTGTTAATGCTATTACGCAAGCAGGCTTAGATACAAACTACGCAGCTGCATATTGGCCATGGGTAAAAATACTTGATACTGATAAAAACAAACCAGTATGGGTACCACCTTCAGTAGTTCTTCCACGAGTATTTGCTAACACAGATAATGTAGCATACGAATGGTTTGCACCAGCAGGTTTAAACAGAGGAGGTCTTCGTGAAGTAATTGACGTTCAAAGGAAACTTGCTCAGGCAGATCGTGATGATCTTTATGAAAATAGAATTAATGCAATTGCAACTTTTCCAAATCAAGGAGTTTGTGTATGGGGTCAGAAGACACTACAAGCAGCCCCAAGTGCCTTAGACAGAATTAATGTACGAAGATTGTTAATTGCATTAAAAAAGTTTATTGCAAGTTCATCTAGATATTTAGTGTTCGAAAACAATACAACCGAAACTCGTCAAAGATTTTTGAATATTGTAACACCTTACTTAGAAACTGTAAAGTCTCGTCAAGGATTATATGCTTACCGAGTTGTTATGGATGAAACAAACAATACTCCGGAAGTAATTGACAGAAACGAGATGTACGGACAGATATACATTCAGCCAGCAAAGTCTGCAGAATTTATTGTACTTGACTTTAACATATTACCAACTGGAGCAACTTTTGAGAACGCTTAATAATTATTAGAAAAAAGATATGGCTAATTTAATTGAAAATGACAAAATATTCTATACTAACTACGAACCGAAAGTACAGAATAGATTTATACTAGAGGTTGATGGAATTCCATCCTTCCTATGTAAAAAAGTGTCTCGTCCGCAGATAGAGTGTGGTGAGGTGGTGTTAGATCACATCAACATTATTCGTAAGATGAAAGGAAAGTGTAAGTGGGGTGACATTACAATCTCAATGTACGATTCAATTGTACCTTCTGGAGCACAAGCCGTAATGGAGTGGGTTAGAACAGCACACGAATCTGTAACTGGCCGTGATGGTTATGCAGACTTCTATAAGAGAAACTTTGATATCTTTGTATTAGGTCCAGTAGGAGACAAGATTGAAAACTGGAAGATATGGGGTGCATATATAAAAACTGCAACTTTTGGTGACATGGACTGGTCTACTGAAACACCGGTTGAGATAGCACTTACATTAGGAATTGATTACGCAGTACTTGAATATTGATAAGGACTGGGGCATCTCCCAATCGAACAAAGCCAACCATAAAAAGTTGGCTTTTTTTGTTTTCCGTGCATACTTATAAGGGAATTAAAGTTATTAAATAATCTATATGAGTAAAGTTGTAAATGATGACTATCCAGGTCAAACCCCAATCTCAGATGCTGATCTAAAGCAAATGGTAATGAGTAACCACGTTAATACTGGTACACCAGATCAGTTTACTAGTGGTGAATCTAACAATGTTCCTACTGAAGTAATACCATTACCAAGTAAGGGCAGATTCTATCCAGAAGGACATCCACTAAAATCTGGAGTCATTGAAATGAAGTACATGACTGCAAAGGAGGAGGATATCTTAGCATCGCAGAATCTAATTAAGCAAGGTGTTGTTATTGACAAATTGCTTCAATCGCTAATTGTAACAAGGATCAATTACAACGACTTACTTACTGTCGATAAGAATGCTGTGTTTATTGCTGCTCGTATATTAGCTTATGGCCCAGAGTACGTAGTAGAGATTACTTGTCCAAATTGTGGAGAGAAATCAAAGCGTAATATAGACTTACAGCAGTTTTCTGAGAAAGTAATCAACTGGGATAACTTCCAGGAAGGTGAAATTACTCACACTTACGTATTGCCTATAAGCAAGCATAAGCTAACACTCAAAATGCTTACTCACGGAGATGAGAAAAAAATTGAAGAAGCTACTAAGATGTACAATCT